ACTATGGTTTACATTTTTGTCTGTTTGTACACTATGTGAGCGCTTTTAGTTCAAAACTAAACTAATAGTGTAGACTTGTGTGTAATTTTAAACCGTTTATTCAACACAAACTTTTTTGTCTATTACGAATTAAACGCAAACATCCGCCAAAACATCCGCAAACAATGCTCACGCAATGTGACTCAAATTCAGTTGCACCAACGGTTTCTAGCATAGTTACCTAACCGCCAATTTATCCGCCAAAGCATCATAAAACAAACCTTATCCTACTTAAAGCGACTTTTATGAATCATTTTGCAATATAGTCGCGACTTTTTATAGGGTGAGTACCCCACCATATATCACTTTTTTGCGTTTAATTCGGTCTAATCAGGTCTGTATACGGGTTTCAGAGGAAGTTCTGCCTTCATTTAAATATCTTTCTTCATCCGTTAATCCTTGCCATGTTGGTTGTTCTAGTGCTTCTTTGCAAGCCTTAACTGCCTTTGTATGGTCTGTTCCATATAGCAACGCTTTAATCGCCATCTTTAATGCTTCGTCTTTAGTCATCATCCACCTCTAATTTAATTTTGCCTAAGTATGGCCCATATTGTTTAAATGTTATGTTTCCGTTTTCTAGCCAACCATATACATTTATATACTGTGGCTCTTTAGGCTGTGGTTTAATGCGAAAATCCCATTGAGCATCTTCAAATCTAGGTGCATTTGTTATTTGCCATGTTTGTTCAACTTGAGCGTATAAAAATCTAGTTTCAATCTCTGCACCATCAGCCCATGCTTTTATTTCTTTGTGCCATTTATGTTGTTTCATACACTTTCTCCAAGGTAAGTAGCCTTTACACCATTACCAAACTGCAAAGTCACAGCGCACTCTTGCCCTTTGTTTCCATGCATTAGTTTGTATACCCCATAACCCATAGAAACAATACAAATAAGTAGCAACGTTACTACAATTACCACTGCTCTATCTGATTTACTACCGCCACAGTCACACTTACGGCCTTGCTCACAATTTTGATTACACGGCATCATCTTCTCCTGTAAAGTATTCAATTACTGTATCCAATGCCCCTATTACTTTGGTGTCGTACTCCACGTCGTCGGGGTGGGTTGAGTGCCAGTCAACAATCTGTCTCCTACTTGACTTCAAGTGTGCGCCTACGATTGCATCCAGTATCTCGGCTAACTGCGCTGAGTCTGTTAAGTCTAATGTGATTTTCATTCTATGTCCTCTCTGAAGAATTCTTCTTCGTCTATTATGATACGGTGTGCATCGGCTTTCATTTGCTCTAACACTTCTATAATGCCCTCAAAGGTTTCACTTGCTACGGTTGCATCACAAAACCCCATAAGAGAACCATCTCGGTTGTAATACACTTCCTTAATTTCATAGTAAGGCTCATCAAATGCACCATCAAACTTAACTACACGATAGTTCCAACTCATATTACTCTCCTTTAATTGGTGGGGGATGACTTAGAGGACCATTTGTCAGAGCCCTTGTGGTCGTTACCGATACCACCATCCCCCGTAACGGGTAGGCCAATGGCCTAGTTCACTTAACAATCACCGTATGACTTCCCACTACCTGACTCACAATTGACAGGTAACCCGGTAGCCCAATCAGGTGTCCATCTCATACACTCCTCAATGTACTTAGTGGCTTCTTCTACTTCCTCATCTTTAACAACGCACATCACTGCATCGTGCACCGTTAGTACAACTCTATACTTCTTAGATATCAACAACATCTGTTCTGCGATAATGCACCGAGCAATGGCTTGGCACACGTTCTCAATAACTTTCCCGCCATATATGCGGTTTCGGCCATATCGACTCTTGTATGAAAACTCGGGGCCTTTCTCACCCTGCACAAACGATAGTCCATCGTACCGCATCAACAATCCTGACGGTAACTTGATAGCCCTCTCGCTAGGTATAACTTCTAATACCCCGTCCCGCCCTAGTACAGCACTGTCTCCTCTTGATATGTTAGCAAGGAAACGTTGCGCTTGAGCCCACAGCCTTCCAATTTCACTGTTAGTACTGCGATAAATATCAATAATACGCCTAGACTCCTCAATCGACACCTCCACACCAAAGTTTTTGAGCTGGGCTTGAAACTTAATAGCCCCCATGCCATACCCTGCACCGAGAATTGTAGTTTTACCTACAAAGCGTTCGGTCTTGTCCACTTCTTCCTCAGGCTTATTGTAGATTGCGGATGCCATTTTCTTATACACATCCTCACCTTTAGCAAATGCCTCAACCAAATCATCTTGCCCTGCTAGCCACGCTAATACTCGAGCCTCAATCTGAGCAGAGTCGGCATCTATAAGGCTATATCCAAATGGCGCAGTGATTGATTTCTTTAGCTTATTAGCATTATCACCCCTACTTGGTAAGTTCTGTAAGTTAATCTTATCCTCACCACCGAACCGACCTGTATGTGCGGCATAGTACTTAATAGGTACGGGCAGTTTCCCTCTACCTGCAATACCAATAAACCGTTCTGTTCTAGTTTCCTCTAGCGTAGACTTAGTGCCTAACCTTGCGGCGACCAAAGTTTGAACGCGCACATCGGGATGTGAAGCCAGTTGCTTAAACTCGTCATCCGCTTTAGAGAACGCCCATGTATCTTTACCTGTGGCAGGGCTAACTTTCTTAGGAGGTTGCACCCCTAAGTTTAATAATAACTCCGCAAACTTGGGGTTACTCATTAGATTTTCTTTATCTGCACCACAGTCTGCTAACAACTTATCCTTTGTTATTTTGATGTCGTCCCTATGCTGGTGTAACAACTCTACGTCTAATTCCAACACTGCATCAATGAACATACGTAAGGTTAAGTCGATAATCTTAAACTCCTGCTTAGGTATCTTCTTACCCATTATATTAAACAGCTTGTATGTCAGTTCTACGTCATTAATACAATAGTCCCCGTATGTTGCTAGTTCCTCGTCAGAGAAATCGGCTCGGTACTTACCTAGTGCATTTAAAACCTCAGTACCTTTCTCACCGATGTTATACCTTTCCGCAAGAACCTTAAGACTGCCCCCAACCTCGACACCGTGAAGCGCACGAGCCATACATAAAGTATCAGCCCAATAACGAGGATTAACGCCCAAGAGCCAATTAAGAATCGCACCATCGAAAGTAGTGTTGTGCGCAACCACCATAGAGTTCGCCCAATTAAATGTTCCGAGCCAGTCTTTGAGTTGGTCTTTGGTACCACTTGCCCATTCTGTTTGTCCATTGTTTACTTTTATAGCTACACCAATAATCTCAAACTGCGGACTCCTGATGTACTCCTCCGTTGTTAACTTCTTAAGAGAAAACTCTCTGTCATAGTACGTTTCTATGTCAACCGTTATTATGTCCATTACTCATCCTTACGGGCATTGTATATTTTCATTATAAGCCATGCCAGTGCAAACACACCAAACACCATACCCCCTAGGAATATAAAAGCCCCCTGTACCCAAGTCATAGTTCCCCCTCGTCGTTGTGTAGGTCTAGTTCGTCTATGTCTATCTCTGACTCTTTGCCACTAGGTAGCTTACCAATAATAGATGTTGGGAAGTGGCCTGTCTTGATTACCTCAACTACGCACTCGCCTTTCTTCCACCATACCCATCTCGGCATCGTTCGTTTAATTTTCATCACTCACCTCCGTACTTAGTTTGCAACAACAACTCGCAATAGTGTATCGCTTTCTTGATATCCTCGGCTCCGTTCTTAGCGTGGTGTCGGCATACATACTTAACTATGTTACCCTCTAAGAACCCCAACTCGTTAGCCGTTATAAACTCTACTGGCTGTATTTTCATGCTAGCGTAGTGTGCACCACCAACCTGTTTCTTAAGTGCGTTTTCTTCCGCTATCATTTCGCTCATTCCGTCGCTCATATCTTTCTCCATATTAAATGTTGTGTTGTCAGTGCAAACAACACCCCTAGCCCAAAGGCTTGCCAATAACACTGTATGTACTCAATCACCGTGTTTGCCATTGGCTATGTCCCTCGCATCTCGTTCTGCTTCTTTTTGGAGGGTTAAATAATACCCCTCAAGTAACCTACCTTTTTCTGAAGAAGCTATGTATGTTTGTGCTAGTTTGTTAACTAGCTCGCCTAATCTAAAATAATGTTTATCATTCATGCTTACGCACCACTAGTTTAGCTAATAGATACTTGTTGCCCATTCTAGCTATAACTTCTTTTACCCTAGCTTCTCGGGCTTCTACTGCCAATGGGTCGGGTGGTGATAGTTTATATAGGCATGAGAGTGTA